CACCAACACCGGCGATCAGTCAGCAGCCACCAACACCGGCGATCGGTCAGCAGCCACCAACACCGGCTATCGGTCAGCAGCCACCAACACCGGCGATCGGTCAGCAGCCAGCGTAGAAGGGAAAGACAGCATAGCTATCGTAACAGGATACGATAGTAAAGCCAAAGGAGCTATGGGCTGTTGGATTGTATTAACAGAAAGAGGTGATTGGGATGGAAATACTTATCCTATTATAAATGTACAGGCGTTTAAAGTCGACGGAATATCAATTAAAGCCGATACATTTTATAAATTAAAAAACAGCAAACCTGTAGAAGCAAAATAGCTTATGAAACAATATCAACTCCCCGACTACCTAATAAAATCTTTCCTTCGACATGTATCAAAAATTGTAGATCATGTAGAAGATAAAGGCTGTAGTCGGGTAGCTGATGCTGTTCGACTAACCAAGAAGGATTTAAAGAAAATTGAATCACTTATTTCCAAATAAGAAAAATATGGAACTATGAGAGTAATACATGTTCATTTGATCTTTAAAAAACAAGATCATTTCTTTGGTAGTATTTCTGCCATATTTGATTATTTGAGTGAAGATGATATTGGGATGGCAAAATCGACCCTTATTCATTCTTTAGGCTCCGACACAATATGTACGGGGAGAGCGATAATAAAGAGACGGGAGATATTAAGGTGTAAGCATAAGTAGAGTTTCATGCGGTAAATAAATTAGGTTTTCATACCTACCTAAACCACAAACAATTTTAAATATTTAGAATATGGAAATAAAAGAAATAAATAAGATCATTTACATCGCAAATGACGGAAAAGAGTTCTTAACGAAAGAGGATTGCAAAAAGCATGAGAAGTTTGTCAATGAGACACTTTCACATATCAAGTATTTCTGTATCAGATGTCATCCTGATTTAACTGAGACTGGATATTACCATCATAAAATATATGCTGCTGTATTCTCGGACTGTTTTTACAAGGATATAGCTTTTGAATGGGCACTACGGAAATTCAAAGGCTATTTAGCGCCAGGCGTGCAGGGATATGGATTCCTACCTCATTTTAGTGTAAGTGAAGTTTCTAAAGAAGAGTACGAAAATTGTCCACCTTCTGAATGGGGAGGTTTTAAATTAGAGAGTGAGAACATATTCCTTAGTCCTAAATCAGTTGAAGGATTTCCTAAAAATATTGATTACATAAAAGAATGGGGATTTAAGTAATATAGATTATGATCAAAAGAGACAGAGTAATAGGAATAGATCCCGATTGTGACAAATCAGGAGTTACAGAGCTACATGTTAAGTCAAGGAGTTTAAACGTTACAAATCTTTCATTTCCTCTCCTTGTTGACTACTTAAAGTGCATGAAAGAGGATTTTGTTGATCGTCAAAAAGAATCTATCATAGTCGTTGTCGAGGCCGGCTGGATGAATGAAAGCAACTGGCACGCTACACGCTCCACTCCGGCTGCTGCAGCTAAAATAGGTCAGAATACTGGTCGAAACCATGAGGTCGCTCGCAAAATAGCTGAAATGGCAAGGCATATAGGACTGGAAGTTGACGAAATTAGACCTCTTAGAAAATGCTGGAAGGGTAAAGACGGGAAAATAACTCAAGAAGAACTATCAAAGATCGTTGGGGGATTGGATAAGAGGTTAAATCAGGATGCCAGGGATTCCTGCATCCTATCATGGGTTTATGCAGGATTACCAATAAAATTATAATATGGCTAAGAAAGAAATTACTCATGTAAGGTGTAGTGATTGCATACACTCTAAGCCGTTCTCCGAACTGGTCATTACCTGCAAAGAGAAGAATGTAAACTTGGTAGGAAACGCAATTAGGATATGCTTATTGTTCAAAAAGAAATAGCAAGAAGAAAATATGAAAAGTTATCAATATGAAGAAATTGTCTTTTGGCTATCATTCATAGCCTACCAGATTAGCTACATATCCGGTTTCGATATTTGGGTACAAAATCTATTGCTTATCAATGCTCTTGTAAATATGTGCTGCGCTATTTATTACGCTTATAAGCATAGAAAAGACGATGACATAAAAGATTAGTTTTCATTATACAATAGAATGTCTAATTTTTAAAATCTACATTAATATGGATATAAAGAAGATGTCAAATATCGATCTCAAATATGGTATAGACCGTTGCAATGCAAGGCTTTCCGGTATTATGCCAATGGGATATATGAATAAGGATAGGTGTATAAAGGCACTTGAAGAATATAGAAAAGAATTGTTGAACAGAGGAATAATATATTGATCATGGAAGAGGGATATATCCCAATTAGCAGAAAGCTATTTGAGCATCCTTTTTGGAGCGAAAAGCGAGAATTCAGTTATGCCGAAGCGTGGATCGACATTTTGAGACTAGTACGGTTTGAGGCGAATTCGACCAAGATGCTGATTGGGGGCAAAGCAGTAGAAATCCATAGAGGGGAATACCCCGCATCATTGAGGCGATTAGCCGACTTGTGGGGATGGTCAAAAAACAAAGTTGACAAGTTCCTGGATCTGCTAATATCCGAAGGCATGATAACAAAAAGGACAGCCGAAGGGACAAAACAAACGATTATAACAGTCTGTAATTTTGATAAATACAATATCATTCCCAAAAATCAGGGACAACTCGCGGGACAAAACCGGGACAACGTCGGGACAACGTCGGGACAACGTCGGGACAAATCTAATAAAGATAATAATATTAATAATATAAATAATAATATCCCCCCTACCCCCCAAGATGGGGACGTTGCATCTGGCAAAACTTGGAGAGATGATTTTGATATTTACCTCTCGGAAGTAACAGAAGCATTTGAAAAAATATCTTCCGACAAAGAGTTTATAAAAAACAGACAAAAATATCATCCAGAGTTGGACATCGTATTGTCCCTAAAAAAAGCATTTGAAGACTATTGGAGCCAAGAAGCCGGTTGGAAAAGAAAAAAGATCAGCAAGACCAAAAACATTGATTGGGTTAGCACATTCAAAAAGGCCTTAGACCAACCGCAAAATAAAGTCTATAAACAAAGAAATGTCAATCCGGAGCCGGAGCAGCTTACGCCGCTACAGGAAAGGTTTAGAAAATTCTTGGAGGACAATGGCCCTTTGTTGTTGAAAATGCCTTCACAGCCCACAGATCAAGAAGTTGAATCTCTTGCGAAGATGAATAAGAGTATGCTGACAGATATAGTGAGAAAAATAAACAACGACAGCTATATTACTCGCTATAAAAACAGTGTATACCAAACAATCATGGAAATTAAAAAGAAAGAGTATGGATAACAGAGTTATGCCGCATGACACAGATGCTGAAAAAGTAGTTTTGGGAACAATTATGTCCGATCGCAATGCACTGAACGAGGTGAGAGAAATATTGTCTCCTAATTGTTTCTATGATAACTTAAACAATCAAGTCTACAAAGCCATTATCGCAATAGACTCCAGAGGAGAAAGTCCAGACTTGATCACTGTCACAAACGAAATGAGAAAAAAGAACGAATCCGTCGATTTGTTTGCTATCAGTCAGATTTCGAGTTATCACACAAACGACATTTACCAACATGCAGCATTATTGCACGATAAGGAGAAAAGGCGCAGATTTATAGAAATCGGCATGACCATGCAGAATAAAGCCTTCAGCGAATCGGAAGATATCGTCGATATCATGTCAGAAGCGGAAGAATCCCTTAAATCCGTGTTCCAATCATCAAAAAGCAATATGTCTACAATTGATGATGCTGTACGTGAAGTGACAAAACAAATGGAGCTTAATTCATCCGGTGATAAAAAACTGACTGGAACCCCCACCGGATTCTCAAAAATTGACAGGAGAAGTGGAGGATTACAAAAATCAGACTTGATTATCATTGCAGCCGATACATCTTCCGGCAAAACGAGTTTATCTATAGCATTTGCTCTTTCTTCGGCTTGTTATGGGAACGGAGTGGCATTTTACTCTATGGAAATGAAGAAAGAGCAAATCGCCGCTAGGATGATCTCAATCGAATCAGGAATACCCGCAAATGAGATCATGTATTCACGCCTTTCACCGGAGCAATTCGACAGGATAGACAGAGGCATTGGAAAACTTGCCGGAAAACCTGTTTTTTTTGACGATAGAAGCACTTCTAACATTGATACGATACTTGCATCTATTAGAACAATGAAGCTGAAATACGGCATCACAGGGGCTATTGTGGATTACTTGCAAATTCTAACAGTAAACATGAAAGGGAGCAATAAGGAGCAAATGATGGGAGAAGCAGCAAGACGATTGAAAAATTTAGCAAAAGAACTGGATATTTGGATAATTGCTTTATCACAACTAAACAGGGATTCTATCAACCCTATCCCTTCTCTTGCCCGTCTTCGCGATTCCGGGCAGATCGGGGAAGCTGCGGATGTTGTCATTTTGATTTATAGGCCGGAATTATATGGCAAATTTTACCCTGAACCATTTCAAAATGCAGAAACGAAAGGAACCGCAATGATCGATATAGCGAAAGGCAGAAATATTGGCCTTGAGAAATTTATTGTTCAATTCAGCCCTAAAACAACTCATTTTTATGAAATGGATCAATCTTATAGACTTGTAGAAGAAAATGACGCTCCTTTTTAAGCGACCAATATCATGAAAATAAACGTATTCAACACCCAATGCCGTATCGGTAGCAAAGTCCGATACAAGGGTAAAATCAGAGAAGTGTATGACATCAATCGAATCACTCACGAACTGTGTTTATCAAGAAGTGCTAAATGGATAAGATGCACAGAAGTAGAATTATTAACTCATAGATATGAAACAATATAACAGTTGGGACGAAATAGACAAGGACACCGGCGGTCTTGTTACGAGTCTGACATATATCGTCCTATTCGTCAACGACCAAGTGTATAATTTCGAAATGCAGCTTTCCGATCACATCAAGGGATGCGGACTTTATCGCCAAAAGGTCAAAATGCTGGTCAACAGCATGGACCGCCAAATGGCCGCATACAATAGGCAAATATGCAGAACCGCAGGTGTAAACGCGGAAGCCATGGCCCTCATTACGCAGAGCATGGAGGACGATATCAAGCCTCATATAGATCGCTATGGGTTTACCGTCAGCCAGGCATTGCATAATGCCGGATGCCATGAAGATTTGAACAAAGCCCTTTCCATTTGCTCTACGGTGGACATGTTATGCCAGACATCCCAAATTACCATCCGGGATTTCTTTACCGCCATAAGCAAATATGCCCCACTGGCTTACAATCCCCTTCGGTATCTCACCATGGATAAGATGCTGCACTTTGCAAGGGAGCTTACAGAGGTACTTACCCCCAAAGAGATACATGTGAATTTGAATGAGTTGCCAGAAATTGTAAACGCTTTTCAGGCCATAGCAAACAATATGCTTAGGGCGGAAGTATTTGAAAAAGCGTTTGAATCATGCGAAAAATGACAAAAAAAGATGAAATATGAAAGATTGGATAGAAGAAGAAGAAATAAAGCGCCTCGAAAAGGAGCGCGACAGGAATTTGGCAATACACTGTGACTATGTGGCCGCTAAATATCAAAGGATGATTGATAAGATTAAGATCAAGAAAGAAGATAATAATTAAAAATAAGTGAAATATGGAAACAAGAATAAAAACATGTATTAAGCTAACAGCCATACTCATAATTGGCATAGCTATTGGAAATAGAGTGTTTAATCACTTACACGCATGGCTGGGTGTGGTGATAATCATATCTACAATAATTTTCTTTATTTATAAACTCATTAAAACATTAGAAAATGAAAAGAAAGATTGATTTTTTACTTGTGTTGTTATCTATCATGGCGTTGTTTACTTCATGCGAAAGAGTAGCCCCAAACTACGCTGGTGTTCTCATGGAGAATTATGGTAAGAACGGAAAAGAGGATTTTAAAGTAGTAGCAGGTAGAGTTTCTGTATGGGAGCCGGGCACTGAATTATTCCAAGTCCCATTGTTCGATCAACGAGGCGAGTTTGCTGAAACGGTGACGTTGAAAGCAGCCGATAATACGGAATTTAATGCCCGACCAACTTACTCTTACAAAGTGATCAAGAACCGATCAATTGATGTTGTTTTTGACAATAAACATATTGATAAGGCTGAAACGGAATCTGGCAAAGATGGCTTTATGCAGTCTCTTGAAGATAATATTCTGGAACCACGTATTTACGATCTCGTAAAAGAGGAGAGTCGAAAACATAAAACTGATAGTTTGATGGCTGATGGTGGCTCTCTTCTTTTTGAAAAACGGTTGGAACAAATAGTGGATAAAGAATTTGAGAAAAGAGGATTGCAGTTACTTACTTTCTCGGCGCAGTTAGAGTTTAGTAAGTCTGTTCGCGAAAAGATTGATAGTCGAAATGAGGTGAATACTAATATATCGGTACTCGATCAACAGATAGCCGAACAGAAGAAGCGTAACGAATTGGAGCAGTTGAAAACAGAACAAGCTTTAATTACTTCCAGAGGATTAACCAAAGAAATACTATATAAACAATTCATTGATAAGTGGGATGGAAAAACTCCTTTATACGGAGTTGTCCCGGAATTTCTAAAAATAACAGAATAAGATAATCGTCACACAGCAGGCATTCAACTGCTGTGTGACTCAAACTTAAATAGTATTGAACATGGAAGCAAGAGAATTGGAAAGAACGTCACCGTCCTTGGAGCAAATATATGGTGATATAGAGAGTGCAAATAAGAGGCATGAATATAAAGTATTTTATCCTCACTTCGTCTATTTCTCCGACGCTTGCAAACTTGAACTCATGAGACAAGGGTTTAAGGTCTATCAAGGAGAATGGTTGCATGGTGATTATGGATTAATAATAGAATGGTAGCTAATATAAATAGCTTAGAAGACTAGTAGGCTCAATCATGGAATGTAGATATAAACCAGAGAAATGGGTAAGTGCAGACAGGCCGCCTCATGATTATCCGATCGGTACAAAATTCAAAGCTTTAAATGGTGGATATTGGATACGAAACTCGTATGGTTTCAAATGGTACTGTGGGGCAACGTTCCCTACTCTAGGAGGTGATTGGGATGGATCAGTCTGTTTTCCTGAATAGCTCAAATCACGAAAGAATTTAACAAAAGGAATAATATGGAAAGAGAAGATATTGAAAGAGCAGCAGACATATACGCAAATGAAAATCGTAATCGTGGAAATAATGTTAAACCATATTCTGTAGTGGATTTTATTTCTGGTGCAGAATGGCGCATCAACAGCGTGTGGCATGATGCAAGAACAGATGTCCCTGAAGCATATTTCCCAGTACTTGTGGAAGATGACTTGGAGGATTTTGAAGTTAGTATGCTAGCATTAGTAGAAGAATGTCCCAAAAATTGGAGGCGTTGGGCATACATCGATGATTTATGCCTAATGAGGAGGACTGAATTATGAAAAGGTTGATTGACGCAATTATAAAGAAATGGTTCTGTTGCCACGAATGGGAATTGATGTGCGAAAGATGGGTAGAATACAATGATACTGATGGAAATGAAAAGGTGTATACCGTGAGACATTATTTCTGTAAAAAGTGCGGAAAATATAAACGAATTGAAGGACATTGAATTATGGATAAGATAAAATGTATCACTTTCGACCCGGCAGCACAGGAGGCTTTGCCGGATCATATTAAGACTAAAATGAAAGCTGCTCGAGCCAAAGCCAGATTAGAAGCATATCATAAGCAATGTCCTTGTTGGAACAGTCACAACGATAGTTGCTATGATGATAATTGCCCTTGTGATAGAGATTGTGAGTATATGAAAAGTATCAATTTAAAAATAAAAGATTTGAACGAAAGTGAAAGAAAAAGAAATCAAACAGAGACTTCTTGATGAGATATCCGGATGTTTTTGCGAATCTTATTGTTTGTATTACGGCAACAAAGACTATTGCAACACTTGTCCTATCAAGGAAGAAAAGTACTGGCTTGTACGTCCCAAACCTACCGGGGCAGAGAAACGGATAAAAGAAATCCAGTTCTGTGATAACTGCGTGCATTTCTGCCCGATAGAAGAAGGAGAGGAAAACAAACCCAACGAGGAGCTATGCGAGTTTAAACGTCCGTTGCGCTTTCGTCTTGGAATAGATGACTATACCGGTGATGACACCGGATTCTTTTGTCCGGGATGTAAAAACTTCAAAAAGAAATTTAGCCTATGATACCCTACAAAACCAGCCGGGATTACTCCCGACTAAAACAACTACTTGATGAAGGAATGGGAATCGTGTGCTTCTCATTGAAAAGTCGGGAATGTGCGCTTGCGAAAAAGCAAACATTCTGCGATGGACAAATGTTCGCCTACTACTTCGGCCGTTTCCATATCTTCAACCATGATTTAGAATAGCTACATTCGAGAAATTTTGTGATCTATACAACGTCGAGTTTATTGAACCGAATAAACAGATTTAAAGAATCCTTATAAATATACGAATTTACAGTAGACACATCAGCCTCCTTAGCCGGCAGACTTTCTCGTTGAAGTTGACCGGCTCGAAGTCAAGGGAGTCAACCAGGCGGTCAATCTCGCGTCTGGCTGACTCCCTTTTTAATTTTCTTATTTCTTTTTTATTCGCTTTACGCATAGCTTTTCCCGTTTATGTTTGCGGCAGTCGCATATAAACAACTGCACATCCTCGTACAACATCCTACCTAAATAACCGGCCAAATACGCTACTTCTTCACCTCCTATAGGCATTTTAAATGCCGTAGCTATATGATCCTCCAAATGGCGGCATTCGTGCTTTAGGGAGTTTAAAAACTCTTCCGGGGACGAAGTCTTGCTTATGACCATTACAGATTTCCGTAGCTTGTAATTGGAGTACGTGACACCGGTATCAAGTTTGCATGACACCAAATTATTGTAAGCCTCTCTTGCCTTGTCTTTCGGACAATCTATTGATTTCAACAAACCTATGACCTCTTCCGTATAATAGCAGGTGACACGATAAAATATATGCACCTGCCAATCGTACTTCTTTATGTATAGGTCTCTTCTTATCATATTTACATCATTTCATCCCAAATAATAGGCGTTCCAGAACCGATGCAATCAGCGTAGAAACGAGTAAATACAATACCATCGTAAGCGTCCGGATCATCGCAAACGTTCTTCACGTATAAAGCAGCATATTGATCATGGGGAATGGAGGAACCAAGAAAATCAGCCTTGCACATATTGGCTACATACACATAGTCATAGCCGCCTTTCTTCTTTACATCGACGTTATATTTTTTTAGCATTTCGTCGATCTGCTCTTTTGTCCAGGGCTGTACCTTTATTTTCTTGCCAGTTCCATCTTCTTTTTCCATCATGGAAATAGCCCAATCACACATAGCCTTAGAAAAATGCCAGCCATATGCGCTTAAATAAGCTTTCATCCCCGAAGGAAAATCATCGTACATATCTAACCTCATATCTTTACTTTTTTAAGAAGGGGCACAATGTCCCCTTCTGATTTAACGTCTGCGTCTGCGGTATTCCCCGGCATACCGTCCGGTTCCTCTCACGCCGCGCCTTTCACCGAAACCTTCTCCACCGCGTCTCCACATATCGCGGAATTCATCGTCGTCGTCATCGTCATCGTCTCGGAATCCCATACCGCCTTCCATTGCTTTTCTCTTGCCTTCCTTGCAACCAAGTTTATAGGCTTCTTCTATCGCTTCCATCAAGTCTTCGTCTTCATAAGCATCGAACTCTCTTAAAAGCTCTTCTAGTTTTCTATTTGATCCCATAATTATTACTTTTTAGTTGTTTCCTTAACTCCAAGCTGTTGCATCAATTGCTTGTTTAGCTCCATAAGTTCAGACATGTTCTTGCTCATATCAGACATCTGGGCCTTAAGGGTGTTGATTTCCTGTTCTTGACGTTGCTTTTCTGCAAACTCAGGATTGATCATTGTCAACATCTCATCGCAGGATGCTATCACGCTGAGGTCATAGTCTCGACTGTTAACCCTATCCAATCTTTTTTGTTTTATCATGGATATTTCATTGTTCATCGCATCGCGGGAACATGAGACAACAAGATTCCCGTTTTGCCCAAAGTCGGCTATATCACTACCGGAGGGAAGATTCTGAAACGTAGTGTTCTGACCATTAATATTAGCCACGACATCTACGACCATCTCCATCTGAGGTATCTGCCCCATAGGAGCGGGCATAGGATATTTAGGCTTGGGTGCAGAAACGCTTACCACAGAACCAATCTCTATGAAATGTTTGGCTTCCTTATGAAGAATATACAACTGATTATTTACTCGAAGATTCTGAAACATGATTGTTTGATTTTAAAGGAGTGTGGTTATTGCAATTTTTACAACAACCACAGAACTCCATGTTAATTACTACTTGCTTCGCAAAGAAGCCGTTTCTGCTGTAGGAGCCGGAGTCGTTGTCGGTCTATATCCACCATTAACAAGATACAATTCGTTGGTATACTTGTTGTAGTGTATCTCATAGATTCCGGTTCCTGCCAAGTTTGCAACAGTCACAGGCTCATTGTTATAAGCCAGTAACGGACGAGTATCACCGTTTGTCCCAATCAAGATAGGAAGAGTTGCTGTTGTTCCAGCCGGGATAGCTTGACGGAGATTGACATAGAAACCGCCTACATAATCCCGGTTACGAAACGCATGGTTCGGAAGCTCTAATGTCACGTTCTCCGTCCCTACCGTCACAGCCACCGTTGGCAAGGTGTTAAAGTTTGCCCTGCCAAGTGAAGGGAACGGAAAAGGAAATCCTGTAAAAAAGTTAGGCCACATAATTACCTCCTTTCTTACCCGGATCAACCCCAGTAGTTATTGCAACCACATCCGTAACCGCCGCGTCCATAAGCCGCGTCACCGGCATAAGCACCGAAAGCGGCCGCACGATAGGTATCAAGATTTACACCTACAATATTGGGATATTGCACTGGTACAGTCTGAGGCATGCGGCATTTTATTCCATCAACATCAGATTGAAGGGACTGTAATCCCGCTACCAAAGGTGCAATCTGCTGAGAGACATTATTCAGGATAGTGGCATTCTGATTACGCTGTGATATTTCAGCAGTTAATGTAGCCTTTTCCGCTGTCAGGGCAGTAATCTTGTCCTGTAATGCCTGATTCTGCATAGCGTCCAACTTGGCAAGGACTGCGTTGGTGTTGGCCAAATTACTGTCACGGAGCGACAAGGTGTTCTGGTTTGCAGTATTTACCAATGTATTGGTCTGATTACACATTGCAAGCTGGTTCTCATATCCCATTGTGGTAATGGAGTTCTGCGTTTTGCAGCAGCAATCGGCTAATTGGGTTGCAAGAGCCGAATTTCCAGACTGGATGCTGTTAATAATCTGCTGCCCGGTCATACCGATCTGACTGCCGATGTTACACAATTGGGTAGATACAGCATTGATGGCGGATTCAATTTGTCCGACAGAACAGTTAATTGAACTTGCCAGTTGATTTAAGTCAACCCCATTTCTTTGAATGGCAGACATAATCATTTCACGTTCCGTTGAATTACTGTTGTTTCCGCCTCCAAAACCGAAGTTGCCGTTGCCAAAGATGGCAGCAATCACAATCAACGCAATAATGTCCTGAAAACCGCCGTTGTTTCCGAAGAAACCACCGTTACCGCCTCCACCGTTCATTAATCCCATGAGGTAACCTGTGTCAATACCTCTGTTCTGCAAAGACGGAAGGATTGATGCAAGTAAGCCGTTACTCGTTCCACCTGCCCCGTCTTGATTAAATACATAAGTTTTTTCCATTGTATTTTAAATCTTAGTTACGGTCAATATCAACCGCATCGCAAATGTCGCAAAACAGTAATTGTATTGAATGGTAGAATGTTGTAGGCTTGTTGTAAAGTTGTTGTTAAACTGTCTGATTTTTTTACTTGTTCCCTTTACCGATTAAAAAATTTACGGATCATTTGATAATTTCGGCGGGAAAAGCTTGATGCGCCGGGAATCATATCCTATTCAAAAAAAATACGCTGCCAATTTCTTGACAGCGTACAAATTCTAAGGGAAGCTATAATGATATTGAAAGGAGCTCTTCACCTAACTTGTGTAATGCCTTTTCTAATTTCAAATTTTGCTCTGGCTTAGGGTTTCTATTACCTGACGCATAATGCCACAATTGCTTTTGATTGATACCAGTAATACGCTCTAATCCGGCTTTTGTAAATATGCCAGAATAAAAATCCAAGAGGGATTTTACATCCATTTTGAAAATTAACTCATAATCCCCTTTGAGTTCTTCCGGTATATCGCAACCAAGTTCTTTGCATTCAACGATAAAAGCTTCTATGGCTTCTATCATATTCATTTTTATTTCATCCACGGTCTTTCCGGTGGCAACTATGCCTCCAAGGCCTTCAATAAAAGCAGAATAATTATTTTCTGCTCTTTCAATAATAATTTTCAATGATTTATTTTCCATATTGTGCCACATAAAACTTAATAATGCCATCTTATTAAAAGAGGTACGGAAACAGCAGGACTATTTAAGCCCTACTTCCCTTAAAATGGAATTTAATGTCCCGTCTTTCAGATCATTGCTTAGGTTACCCGGTATAACTATAGGCCTTCTGGCTCCTTTCTTATAAAATATCCGGTGATCCCCACGCATTCGGATGAATTCCCATCCATTATCTTCAAGCAAGGAAATTACTTCCTTCACTTTCATTACCACGTGTACCTCCTTTTTTAATTTAAAAGTACCCTTCTTACAACGAAGAATCGACAGTACAAAGATAACTATTTTTCTACTATCAGCAAATAAAATGATAACTATTTTTCTACAAAAGCAAAATAATTACACAAGTTCTATCTATAGGCATATTTCACCGCTTTTTCTTTGCAGTTTCAGAAATTGTTCGTGAATGTAACTTTTAAGGCATAAAAAAGCTCCGATAAAGCGACCAAGGCTAATAATTGCAAACAGAAAACTGTATTTCTATTTTTTTTGCATTTCCACAAACTTACCACTATCCTCCCATATTAATACAAAAGTATTTAAAGAAGATCCAATTGTAGAGCTAACATCAATCATTTTATATCCATACAAAAAAGCAAATGGGAAAGAAAAGCCGTCTGGTTTATACATAGCTATAACTAAATATTTCCCATTATCAACATTTTCAAATGTGTTAATACCCACTGTACTATCAGATACATACTTAGGAGTTAAAGCAGTTCCATCTCTAAGAACTATATGCCCATCATAAGCCAAAGCGTTAACGGATGCTTCCTTATCAAAATTTTTTGCCTCTTCATAATCATATAACGCCACAATACTAGGAGATGCTATTTTTGTATCTTCTAAATTTTCATACTTCCAATACAAATTAATCATTACCTTTTGAGAATTTGCAGACTCATCATCAGAACATCCAATAAAGGTAAACAACGGCAACACCATTGCCATAATAAATAAGAGCTTCTTCATTTTAAAAACGTTTTTAATGATTAGTAAATTGCCGCAAATATAAGACCATTTGTTAATATATGCAAACGGGGGGGGGTAAAATTTATGCTTTACAACATAAATGAAATATTTCGGAATTTGTTTGGTCGTTTCGATAAAATGCACCACCTTTGCGGTGCCAAACAATAGTAAAGTATTCTTTCTCCGTAGAGCGCGGTTACTGCTCACGATATTCGTTGGGCATTTTTTATGCCTAATTGCTTGTAAAAAAATATACGGCTGTCTTTCCTGCGTAATATTTCCTCTTCGGAGAAAATCTTACTATTGTTTGGCGACACGGGAAATGACAGCCGTTTTTCTGTCTATAATGCCAAACAATAGTAAGTATGGGAAATTTAATTCCAAATCAAAAAGGCATGACCTCCCTTGAAGTTGCAGAGGTCACAGGTAAGCAGCACGCTCATGTTATGCGTGATATTCGTAATCTTTTATCGCAAGGTGCGTCCGAATCCAATTTTGGATTGGGGTCATACACAGACGCTAACGGTCAAGAAAGACCTCTTTTCAATCTCTCCCCAAAAGGGTGTCTTATTCTCGCCTCTGGTTATGATGTTGTTTTGCGTGAAAAGATTATTGACAGATTAGAAATATTGGAATCTGGCAAACAAAAAGTTCCACAAACATTCTCCGAAGCATTACAACTCGCAGCCAACCAAGCCAAGCAAATAGAAGAACAGCAAAAAGTAATTGAGCAGAAAGACGAAAAGATTACCAAGCTCCAACCGAAAGCCGACTTCGCAGATGCCGCCTTCATCACCGACGACAAAGTCGATATCGGAATGGCTGCTAAAATCCTCAAGCTGGGGTTTGGACGCAACACACTATTCCAAAAGCTAAGGCAGGTAGGCGTATTCTTCTCTAACCGGAACGAGCCGAAGCAACGGTTTGTCAATGCCGGGTATTTTGAGATGAAGGAAAAATTCATTGAGCGTAACAGCCATCCGGGTTTTGTTGTCACAAAAATTCTTGTCACGCAAAAAGGGCTGGCTTACATCAACCATCTGTTTGGCGGAAATCCATCTGACGGGAAAATAGCAGCTATAGAATAAACCTTACATACATACCTATTCAGTAGTCCTTTATAATGCAGGACAGCCAATATTATACCAATTAATAAACCAAAAAATAATTACAAAATCATGGAATTTAAAGATTTAGCAACAAATTTCGAAGGTCTTACAGCAGACCAAGTAAGTGTATTAGCAGAGTTCGGCAAAAATATTTTAGATGATGCAGGCATATTCGGTTTACCATCCTGTCTGCTGGGATTAATTCAAGATATACTCAATATAGACGAATTTGATATTGAAGAGAATAGGTTTACAATAAGATCACTCTTACATATTGTGGAATTAGTCAATGATTTAAATATGCAATGTTGGTTTGAACATAAAACCCCGTTCGGACTTACAGGCATTAGAAATGACAACCAATATGTCGGATTAGATAACGAGACTAAAATAATAGCATCATGATTGCTGCATAAAATTATATACTAGCACGTTGGGGCTTCGTACCCAACGTATCACGTTTGAAGGGCTGTTTAACACACAAAGTTATTCGGCCCTTCGTTATATTAAATTTTAAACGGCATATCAAGCGACTCACGTATATTCCTAACTATAACCTTTAGCAGATAATTTCTGCGTATTCTGTCAGGGTAGATATTTTTCAACTTGTTGATCGATTGCTGCGTAAATCCGGTAAATGACGATATTTGAGATTCACTGAATTTATATTCAGACAGTATAACAACCATGATACCGCGTGAATCAACAATATCACTTCGTTTACACTTTGACAGTATCAGGTCTTCTGATACTTCTGTCTCTAAAGAGACAATTCTTAATATTTTGGCAAAGATTTCAGATTTACACATAATGTTTGAATTTTAGTTATATCTTTGCCTTCGCTACATAAAACTTATCGCACATAATGCAACAAAAGCATAGACATTCATGTTGAAGATATTTAAGTCCCCAACGTGCGAGTGTCTATGCTTGTGTATCAGTTTTATGTAGCAGTTAAACGTGATACGTTGGGGGCTTTTATTTTACTTCCCAGCCCCATAGGAAGAGACTATGAACAAAAGTCTACTTACCAAATTCTATAATATAGGCCTACTCCTATATACGGAGAAAAGCCATTCTTGCCTATTCCATATCCACCTATTACCCCTAATCCCCAGCGACGGTCTTTCTGGTGTACAATCTCTCGTTTATGGTAGATTATCATCGAATCGAGATTGGGTCTATAACCGCTGACTACCGCCCTATACAAATCTGTCTCATAAACCTTTCTCTGGATTGGTAACGGGATATAAATCGTGTCAAGTTCCTTTACCGTGTCACCCTTCTGATAAACGAAAATCGGGTAAGGTAGCTCGATTTCCTCTACATCAAGAATGTAAGAAGGTTCGGGAACAGGTTTGTTGATCGTGTCTGTTCCCTTGACTACCTCTATTTGCTTTTCTACCGAATACCTTCCGGCAAAAAAACAAGCAAAGCAAAGAAATAAAACAGATATGGCATACCAGGCTTTCATTTCTTGATGATGATCTGTTTTCTTTGTTCTCCTTCTAGCTTTAGCGAAACATGAAGGAAGTTATTTTTACGGTATAGGATGGCCTGATCGAACGGCAAACCGGAATCTTCCAATACTTCCAATAAATCACCGGCCTTTCCATCAATACTCAAATCGGCTGCTTCCCCTTTTTGATGTTGAGATGTAGGGACACCCCCCACTGCCGCATTCAACTCTGGGCATCTGTAGCCTGAATTAATGGAGATAGGCTTGCCGATAGCATCCCGTAATGGTTGTAGCAATTTTGCACACAGATTGGTGATAGCCAGTTTCTCACGCGATCCCGGATCATTCTTTATTCCTTTTGCAATAGCAGTATCGCTATGCATAAATTCTTCCAATGTAAAATTCTCTGTTATATTCATTTCCTATCCTCCTTTTTCTTTACTGATTTCATATATTCTTCAAGATAATTTACTTTACTTAGAAACTTAACCGATCCAACCCAATACAAAAAGGCTATAACTTTATTGTCTGGATATACCGTGTGCATGTTTTTCAGTATATTCAGACCATAACAATACACTACTACCCACGTTATCCAACTGACAAAGGCTTTTGTACTGTCTTTATCCTGCTCCATCATTATACCAATCCAAAAAGCAATAAGCAGGATCAAAAGGTAAATCAGAAGATAGATTATCGTCCTAAAAAATTTACTTTTCCTAAAACGCAAATCATCGGCTGCCAGCCCCCAGAACATATCCATGGTAGCCATTACAGGTATTACTATAAGAAAATGCTCGATAGGTGCGAAAAAATCTAACATTGAAGCAATTACCGCAATAGAAACAGCCTGTACCCAGCCGGTAAAATCTTGTATATATGGAATTAATCTTTGCATAATATCACATATTGAATAACACGGTAAAATAAGTGGATAATAAGGCAGCTATCTCAATCCAGAACATCGGTTTGCTCTGGTAGAACTTATACCAAAATGTGCCCTCTTTTTCTTTGACAATGCTTAATGCAGTATACCCTATATAGGCAAGCCATACTAACAACATTGGCCAGAGGTTCAATGCCACCCAAAGCTGCGATCCGGCAATACAGATGATTGCTCCAGCAGAATGTATCTTGCTCTCATAATCATCTTTGAAATTGGGAGCTGAACCAACAAAGAACATGCCAGCACAGGACAGAAATGCAATCCATTCCGTATTTGGTTTACTTACCTCCAATATTGCAGGCATCAATAAACCGGCAGTCAGCCACATCGTTGCCATAAACCACAATTTATGCTCCAGATAGTAATAGGTAGCACTTATGGAATAAGGTACACCCTTAGTCTTTACACACACGGCAGCCGTGTAGGCCGCAATAACAAGCATTGAAATAATCGTCAAAATAGTTATCATACCAATCTTACATTTATGTTAATCAATTCTTTCAAATGGGCATATACCGGATTAATCGTACCATAAAAGCAGTAATATTTCTTCCTTACGCCGTCTTCCATTTCCGTATAATACTTTTCCTGTTCAAGCGTCATGCCTGGCGCATAGAGTTTGGGATCGTATTCAGTGCCTTTGTGATTTTCGTCCATGCGCTCATAAAGAGCAGCCGTATCTACCGAAGGAGGATATATTTCGAGAACCGGATTTATCGGTTGCCGGACTTTCCATAACCAGTCATCGTTAATTACCCGGTTGCCGGTATCCAACTTCCCGTTAATAAATTCTTTCCATTCCGCATGTGCGTATTTGGCACTAATCGCTTCATCATCCGTCAGTGACATTGCAGACACAGATTTACGGGTGATACGGGATAACCGCTTCTCTGAATCGTGCGTTTCCGTGTAGTTTACGGCTTCCTGTAATTCGGCTGTTGTTCTATGGATTACATCGGGGTAGCCCGTCACCTCAATCGCTTCTACATCTTCCACTGTCTCGGCAGCTTCAATATCAGAGAGTAACTTTTCTGATAGACCTATACAGATATCATTGTAGTCTGCCATCTCATTGAGAGCTTCCAATAACAGATCTGATTTATACGAATTCCCGTTTACTTCAACCGTATCTTTTCGGGCACACTGGTCTTTTAGAGACAAACGGTCGTATGTATATACATCGTTGTCCTCTATGTAATAGTGCCGGTAGTCGGTGTTGTAGACTTCCTGACGCTTCAAGTCTTTTGCAGTTTGAAGTTTTTCTTCCGGTGTCGGTTCGGGAGTGGGTGTCAATTGCATATTGAACACTTCTTCTACGGATGCACCTTCGTTTGCCTCTTTAAAGGCAATCTGTTCTTCTGTCAGCAAAACGTACTTTCCTGCAATATAATCCTCCCATGTTGTGCCGATATCGTTGTTTGCTGTATCAAGCTTTTCCGGCATTGTGACATATATGTTTGCTGCGTCTTTTTGTATGTATATATATTTACTCATATCACTTATATTTGTTTTATTCTTCGTAAGCCCAGTATCGGATCAGGACAGTGCCATCACCGCCTTGTGTTATATTGCCTGTTCCATCTGAATTGGTGTAAACACCAGCTCCGGCTCCACCGCCATAACCTCCCCCTCCTCGACCTAGATATGTTTCGTTTCCGTTTCGACAATCACTTCCCTTGCCTTCTGTATAATCAGATTTTCCACTATTTCCACTATTTGCTCTTGGAGTTCCCCCACCTCCTGCATTTCGTTTTCCGGTTGATTCTCCAAAGTCACGGGTAGTATGACCTTGACCAGGGGAACCATCTTCTCCCGGTATATCTAAATAAGCTCCTCCTTTTGATCCTCCATTACCACCAATAAAAATACGCGGATTATTTTGCGCTTTTCCAGCCTCCCCGCCATCAGCTCTATATGATGAGTTTTTAAATTGCGAATATCCTCCCGGATTGCCAATTCCGGCATATTCGTTTGAAAAGGTACTCATGACACTAGCGCCACCCCTGCCAACAATTACAGTAATAGACTGTCCGGGAACGACTTGTATGGCATCTCCATCCCGATATCCATCTATGTCTTTTTTAAACGTTTTAGTATATCCACCTCCACCAGCAGCAAGATCAAACGCTCCACCGCCACCACCGACAAGAAACACATCAACCTCCCTACATCCCGCTGGAACCGTCCATGTGTAATTTCCTGCCGGATAAAACCGCTTCTGAAAGAATACTAACTTCTTACTTCCTATCGTCCTTCTTCTCAACATATCAATCCTTCTCTTTAACGGTTATTGAATACATGACACCACTCGTAGCGATCTTCAAAATGGACATCTCGAAAGGCACGCCGGAAGTAGTGGTAATAGAACTACCGGACATTGATCTAAAACTGCCAGTAGTAGGGATAGGCTGCGTAAAAGAAGCGGTAGGATTACAATCAAGATATATCTCTTCGCCTACATTCAGTGCCCTTGCAGACTCATTTATCGACAGGTTTGAAGCGGAGGATAGGGTAGCCTTAACCAACCTCTTGTTTGTTGGTATATTCTCAAGAGTTGTGACAGCATTACTCCCTGTGCCGAAGTCTACTATATCATCCACCCTATTCTTGTCCTCCGCCGACATATACCCCGCTGTGGCGGGGGTGGCGGTGGGGGGAGTGAGGTATTGACCGTTGTCGGAGAGGTATTTTGTACCGGAGCCAGTATTTTGTAAACTTTGTCGATTAGATACCAAAGTATAGGTCTTGTCACTCTTATTAATAATTATGGCTATTATTGTCAACCATATAGAACGATCACTGGGGTCTACCGCTAAAATATTTGTTGTAATACCATATATTTCAGTAGAATTATTAATTGTTATCGGGCCAAATCCATCAGGGTCAGTCTCAATTCTTGCTGTTGTTATTCCTTTATTTACTGCATCAACTACCTTTTGATAATTTTCATCTGACAATGTACCATTCTCCTCTGGGAATAAAGTTACAACATCCAGATACTGATTGCTCGCCACTATCTCCGACCACGCCCCATTGTTACGCCCGTAGGTTTTTCCGTCCTTTGGAGCTTCCTGCACATAGTTCGACAAGTCGACCTGCGTACTGCCAATATGCTCCGGCTTCCCGTCTATGAATATATACTCGTCGTAGATATCGTTACCCGACCCGGATTTGGGGACAAGATAGATAACATTACTTTCCCCCGGTTCCGGGAGAGAGTCAACCTTCTGAAGCGTTACACTATTAACGGCTGATATCAAAGACTGGACTTCTTCCTTTGTGTATGTTTCAGACTTTAGATAGTAATTTGTTAAATCGTTTACCGCTTTTGTGATAAAACCGCTATTGTTGGTCAGATCACTTGTTTTGGTTGGTATGACCGGTTCGGCATATTCCATGAACGTACCGGATGAACTGTTGTCTGAATCCGGTACAAACAGATATTTCTTCCCGGAAACAAGCCCAGCAGCGTCAACAAGCACATTACCCGTCCCTGCTCCGGAGGGTCCCGTCTGACCACGGGGAATGAAGAAATTCAAAATGTACTTCGGGTTGCCTTCGGGCGTCTCTCCATTCTCTACAACTTCAACTCTGGCTTCTTCTGAAGGATCAAGAGTTGTCGTTATCCCCTGTTCAAAGACTGCCGGCTGACCGTTTTTGCCTTTAGGGGTAGTCAGGTTAAGAATGTATTTGGGATTGCCATCTTCGTCTACTCCGTTCTTGGTAAAGCTGCCGGAAGGGGTTTCACCAGAGGTGGCGTTGACGGATTCTAAGATGGGAGTTTTACCACTATCCCCGACATCGCCTTTACTACCTTTAGGCAACGACATAGAAATCTCATATATCGGAGAGCCATCAACATCATTCTCTTTAAATGATATTTGTACGGTAGCAGGCTGTCCCGGTTCCAATGTAACAATCTCCCCGACTTCAAACTTGGGAGTTTTCCCGTCTGTACCCGGATCACCGGGGTTGCCTTTTGCCAGGACAAGATTGATATTGTATATCGGATTTCCCGAACCGTCCGCACCTCCAGGTGTCAATGTAACAGATGGAGAATCTCCTTCTGATACCGTACCAATTTTAAACTGCGGGGTTTTACCATCCACGCCTTGCAACGCTTTGATGGTTGCACGAACCGTTTTAAACGTGTTTCCCGACTGCTGAAAGGTCGGCAAAGACGAAATTCCCACAAGAGAATCAACCTCTTCGTACTGCCCCGGATCTTTCGCCGTAGACGCAATCAAATCCTCCACCGCTGCCGCAATCTTCTGTAAGTCTTCCGGCGTGATCGTTGTCCCGTCTGATAATATGATATCTCCTGCTGCCATAAGGGTTACTCTGTTACTGATTCATTAAATACTTGCGCGGAATCGTTTATTGCCTGTGAAATGATAGCAATCTGATCCAAAGGTTCGGTAATACCTGCTTTATCCAAAGAGATGTACATACGACCGTCTTTTTCAATCTTTAAGGTTCCAATCCTTAAGTCATTTTTAAGGACATCGGCTCTAACCGACTCTACCGGCTTCCCGGTTTCCTGAACTATGGTGTAATTTAATTTTACACCTGAAACCTCAGCGTAACCGGATCGGTTTCTCGTGTCGTTGGTCAATTCCATACTATTCGCCTTTTAAAAGTTCAACAACTTGCCCATAAGCTCCAACCGTCAAAGCTTTTTCACAGACTCTTTTTATCAAGACTGAATCTTTGTCTTCAATCTCAATTGCTTCATTTGACGGGCTTATACGCACCATTAACTTGTATGCCTCATACTTTTCTTCGGCAGATAGGTTTTCACCGGAAGAAAAAAGTTGTGCACAAATAAGGTCTTTCAAAGATTGGATTTCGCCAGTCTTCGGATTTTCAATTTCTTTACCTTGATAGTTCTTAAAAGATACGTTAAAATTTACTTTCATGATTTTGTTATTTAAATTGATTGTTATTCTGCATAAACTATTCCTGTAGAAGCATCCCATTTTAATGTTTTGGGATCACCTGGGGATATTTGATTGGCACGAGGTAGATTACTAAATAGAATGGAAACTCGCTTATACCAATCATTATCACCAGGAAAATGAGCAAATCCTATGTCAATTTCTCTTCTTGCAACAGAATCGTTCCAGTTGAAAGCCGCATACAGTGCCGAATATACTGTAGCATTAGAATCCATAGCGATACCTGTAAATTGAGTTCCTCCTGTATTGTTGACCATATTAATAAAAGGATATCCGGCTACCATTGAGGTTTTAGCATTTGTTCCGACTTTAACATATTTATTCCATGATTCTTCAAAAGAGATATTACCTGTCGGATTTATAGAAAATGTTCCTCCATTGTCCATGTTTGAACTTAATCTGTTACTTTCAATAGTAAATCCTCCTATTGTCCCCCTTACAGCTGCAAGACTTGTTGCATATAAGTTATTCACATCAATCATAGACGTCTTTATGTAGCCATTTACTATTACTGTTGCAGACGTTAATGCATCAATGATTGACGCTTCTTTACTCCATTCCGGAAGGCTATTAAGCGCATCTTCTACACTGCCGGCTTTAGATATAGCACTTGCTGCGTCGGATATGGCTGTGGCTGCATCGTTGATTGCTTTCGTTGCATTACTATAAGCTGTATTTGCTGTATTGTTAGCACTTACAGCCTTTTTCCATGCGTCACTTGCGTCAGATAAGGCTTCATTTGCTTTCGATAATGCAGAGCTTGCATCCGATTGAATACCATTGATTGTTGACTGCAAAGAATAGTCAAACATGGAAAATGTAACAGCCCCAACAAGATTTATTCTGTTTGCCTGAATCAAGATACCATCTGTCCCGACATTGATCGCATTGACGATAGCCTTTCCACTTTCCATTTCCTTCTTCGCAAACAAAGTAACACCCTCCGCCTGCGTGATCCACCCGGCACTTTCTATCGTATTGTTGATATTATCCACCTTTGTAGATATACCGGACATCTGTTCTGCGGTAATCTGCAACTGACTGTCAAAGTGCACATAGATTTCTCCCGTCTCATTATCTACATAATCTTTTGTCGCCAACTGTTTGATGTATTCGTCTGTCTGGTCGATCTGTGTCTGCAACTTGACAATAGCATCCGCAATCTCATCAGAAAACAGCCCTACACCATAAATAAGTATCTCACCGGTGAACCTCAGTTCAAAATCACCTTTCCCGTTCCATTTCCCGACCTTAGACAGCTTTTGATAGCTGTCGCTTTCCGGTAGCTGCTCTTCGTGATACAACTCGGTTCCCGGAATACCGAAACCGCAAGAACCGGGACGGAGCACCTTATAGAACAAAGAGAAAGAATACGTTTTTTCTTCTTCTTCCGTGTGATCCGGGATATTCATTATAGCATTCTGCTGAAGGATATACGTGTACCTTATTCGCAGAACGTTTTGACCTTTGTCATTATAAATATCGGCAACTTGATCCTTTTCTACATAGAAGCTACCATCCAGCCAAAGATATTCTCCACCTACATTGATAAAGTGAACGTTATTTGCAGCTGTCCAATAGTTTGTATTCTGGCTGAAAGAAGAATTTACAAGGATGTTACCTCCTTCTGCGGATATGTCGTTACGGATGCTATCAATAAGGCTTTCAAACTTGCCGTTCATGGCAATAAAGGTCTGCTCAATGGTATCTCCGTTTTGAAGAATGAATGTCGAGTTTTCAACGTATATCCCGTTCAAATAAGCCCCATAACCAGACAACTGATCGCCTCTCTGTGTCCTAATTCCTGTCAGATGTCCAATACGGGCTTTCAACTTGCCTTCGGTGCTGGCATCAGTAATACCATCGTACACATCGATAAATGGAGCACCGCTATCGGCCGTTGTTAGATATATTAATCCCTGCCGGTCCGTATCTTCATTGTTACCCCAACGAAGGGCAAAATCTCCGGCTTCCGGTTGCCCTGTCCCTTCTATCAGAGGAATAGCTATATCAAAATAGTCACTGTCCACCCCTATACAACGTCCGAAAAGATACTTGATACTGGTCGTTCCCGTCCGTGTCTGTATTCTGACACCGTCACCCTTACGCAGGTTCATAAGCATAAGACCATCCATATCGTCCATATAGCAGCGATAACGGTCAGACATCACTTCTACTCTGGCTATTTTGTTGATATCAGAAACAATCTGGCTACCTCCTAAACCGTAAATCTGGGAATAGACAATCTCGTAAGCTGTGAATGTTTTTCGAATAAAGAGGTTGTCCATCTCCCCGGTGGCCGTCGGTGTGTCTATCTGCCATCCCCAACCGGTAAAACCGGATGCAAAAGTTGGCGATCCGGTATTGCCCCCCACATAGATATCACTCCTCACACGAAGCGAATCCAATATGGCGGCGCCCGTACTCTGGATCTCCCAGCCTTTACCTTCCCAGCCGTCTATGAAAATGGAAGAGCCGATCTTCTTGTCAAAAAGGATATTCCCGTGGGCGGTATCGTCGATATCCTTGCGAAGATATCGCTCATCAAGATAAGTCGCCAGCCTTGCACTTTCTACAGATGTTACATGTCCAAAATCATCAACACCGATATTTTGGACAAATAAATCGTCAAAATTAGATGTTGAAACTGCTGAAGATGTATCTTCATGCGAAACCGTGAAAATAACAGTTTCGCCAATCAAATCTTTTTTTACATCAATGCCTCTTCCTTCTTTTACGTCTACATCTACATTTACAATTCCTCCACCTCCTGAAGCCGTACCACCTCCTATTCGCTTGGGTAAATTATCACTACCCAAACAAAACAAAGCAGGATCATCTTTATTATCATTGAGATATAATTCACCTCTTACAAGACCATTCAAATCCCAATCCTCAGAACCGTCATTGGTGGCAATAGGGGGAGCAACAGCAACAGTTTTCCCTTCACTGTCTACCGTAGTATCTGACCCGTACCATATTCGTTTTGTTAACTTTTTTATACTCATAGCGAATCAAGATGTGATTGGTTAACAAAACTTCCTTCGTTTCCGTCAAAGACTAAAACTTGACCGTCTTTAGCATTAGAAATGTTTAAACTGACTTCTCCAACAATACCAGATCCATCTGGATATTCGGTAAAACCATTGTAAGAAACATTTTCGGAGCATTCCACCGTTAAAGTATAATTGAACTGTGGATATCTCTCGGCAATAACCTGTTGTTCCGGTACGCTTGATTCACTTCTGGTATAAGACACTCCATCAATCTTCACAGAAGACAAGCAAAAGATATTGTTTAAAAGCCGGGCCATTTCAAAAGGGACACCTTCATTATCACCAATCGTAAGTGTCCTTTTTTCATAGGGAACAGAATATAGATTGATAGGTTCTTGCTTTTGAGTTCTGAATTGTTCACTTTCAACAGCTAATTGCCGGCTATCAGATTTAAATCCTCCTTCTACGCGTGTTTTAAATACACGTTTATTCCCTGATATATCAAATACAGCCCCAAATGCTTGTTGATTATTTGCATTTGTATATTCTATTTGCATTGTAAATGGAGTATACGATGAACTATGTACACAGAAGGGCAAACTAACTGATGCCTCTTCAGCCTCATTTGTTATTCGAACTTGATAGGTTCCATCATTTGAAGGACTTATCGTAAATTCGTACAACGTGTTGTAATCGTTAATCTCGTATTTTTGTGGAGATATTTGATATGAAGTCCCATTATATAAATCAACAAGTAACATGGTAAATGTCTTGTTTGGAACATCTACGATCTGTATAAGGATAGGTATATCCTCCCTTTCAAACTTCTGAACATAATCGATCGAATGTTCAAAGCCTGTACTTTCAACGTCAAATATCAAAGGAGATACACTGCTTATTTTTATCATACGCTTATACAAACAAAAAGAGCCGTATACGCAGCGTTAACTACGTATACGGCTCTTAGGCTCTATGCTTGCAAATGTAGCAATTATTCAGAATAAAGACAACATTAATCGATATTTTTACATATCAAAGTATATTCCGTTGTCTGTCTCTTACCAAGAAACTCTGTTATATCGGAAACATAACCGGTATACTTTTTGCCGTTATAATTAAAAGATATAAGACCATCATATAAAACAGGAAATGGCGACAGCCCTATCGTTTCAACTTTAAGCGTTTCAACTCTAAAATAACGACTGTCTAATACAACGGGGGACTTTTCACTTTCCCTCCATAAAACCGCATCTGCATTCCCTTCAGAAGCAGTAAATTCAAGTCTGCTTGTACAAGATGATAATATATCCTTATTTGCAAGCAACATCCTTCTTGGAGAATATGCAATATTAAATACCGAAGAAGGGAATAATACTCCAGAAGGCCTGTCTCCTTGCCTGTTCAATTTTAACTTTATCGAAGATGTAGAAGGATCTAAAACAGAAATGGCGTCAACAAAAAACAAATCATTATCTGAACTATCATCCTTTGTTTCTTCATCTCTTTTTTGCGCCAAGAACTCTATTCCATAACAATCAGCACGATAAGGGCTAATAAGTTTGTATATGTTATCGTTGATTGAAATACCGGTAGAAAAGCTGTTCTTTACATGAAATTCGTCACGACCATTTATTTCATCATAATCTTTCTTCTCATAGCCCACATCCACTCCAGAATAAATCAAGGAGTTATCAATTGAGATATCAAGCCCGTTTACATACTCAAGTTCTTTAACCGTCTCTGGGTCATATAATTCAGTCAAATGACAAAATATAACCTTCTTGCCTTCTATCTTGTAGTAATATCCAAGACATGCTTTTGCCCATTCTGAAAATTTACTGAAAGAGGTATGGACTTTTGCATTCTTGATATCTCTGATGCTTTCCGCTGCTATCATATATGGTATCGTAATATCACCTTCCTTTACTTCTCCGGTCATATCGGTAAGGCCCATATTGGACAGTATGGAGGTGAGTAATTTATTAGGGGTGAAAACATCGAAATTCACAGGTTCGTTTCGGCCCGTGTATGATACACTAATCTCTTTGACATCGCTTATTGTTAAGACAACAGGAGATGAAAGAATATGATTGCCTGATACTGGCATTATATGGTAGTAAAACCTTTCTCCGGTGGCCAAATCTACTTCATATTCTCTATCTATTTCATTGAATGAATTAGGATTCATTTGTATTTCTTCTACAACCGTCTGCTTTAATACCTCTTCTTCGTCGTATATCTGCTTTACAGCCACAAACCATAAGTACGAATCTTTACCTGTATTCATAGACCCTACTTGAATGTTTAAGGATATCCTTAACTTCACAGTAACAGGAGTCAGTGCTTTAACAAGATAGTGGTTGGCCAACAATTCAGCATAATTCCGGTCCGTCAAAGGCGTATCGCCAATGTCAATGATGTTTTTATTGGGGAAATTACTGGTTGTATATCCTAATGGCAGCATAAACGGTCCTTGTATGCCTTTGGGTAATATAATAACATACAGACCTTCATCAGTCTGTTCTTCGGTCGGTATCACAACAAAATTCGCTTTGTTGTTCAGCTCCATGCGATCATAATACAGCTCATCCGATTTGAGACTTGAAACAGGGATATCATACACCTGCGACTTGTTTGCATTGATTATTGCCTCCGCACTGTTATCTATAGCCTTTATGGATATAGTGTTGCCATTATTTTGGTATGAAGAAAAATCAAGATTACACCGAATCTTCTCATTATATGTCCAAGAATTATTCAATACCCCAATGACTATCACGGTAGAAGCATTCAGATAGTTTGTCAAGAACTCGTTCTCCAAGAGCATATAAGAATCACCGGCAAACTCAAATGAATCGCCAAACGTCCTATATACACCCCCAAAGTCTTTTCTCTTTATCGATATTTCAACATCTTCCCAATTAACTAAATCGTTGGTGGCTTCGTATTTCTTTCCGCCTATTAATAACTGTACACGTATCATATCAATTCAATTTTGAGTTTTTATACGAGTTGTATTCTGTTCTACGTTGCCCTTTAGATATGATCCTACCCAAAGAACGAATCTCTTTCTTTAGGTCGTTGTTCGTCTTATTGCTTGCTTGAATAATGCCTTCTGCATCAAAGTGGTTCACTATCTGCACCCGTTCCCCGGCTTTGTTATGAGTCAACCAATAACTGTTATCCATAAAACGGGAATAAAACTCAGGATCGTTAATGTCTGGCAAAACTTCTGCCCCTTTAGGTATAGGCATCAATGTCGGCGTGTCAGGAGTAATGTACGCTTTACCTCCAGATATAACAGCTTCATGTTTACCGGCATCACCAACAATAGCCAAACCTCCGGGATGATAATCAGTACCCTTTGCATATTTGGGGATAGGCTGGGCTATAATGGTAGCAAGCTGAATAGCACCCGTTGCAGCAACAAGCGCAGCCATAGGGCCTGCAAATATTCCAAGTTGTTTATATACGGTCATTATAGCTTGCGCAGTGGATGCTATAGTTTGAGCAATATCTATTGTTTTCTGAAATCGTGCCTGTCTTGTTTGCAAATCAGCCTTTTTCTTTTCAAGTTCGGCGTTTCTTGCAGACGATTGTTCCTCTGCTACGCGCTTACGGGCTTCTGCTTCCTCTTTTGTAATAACATCTTTTTCGGCCAAAGCATCAATTTCTTCAACCTTCTTATCATAAGCCTCTTGATTAGCGTCAATCTCAGCTTCTATTTCTTGTATTCTACGGTCAAACATAGAAGATCCTATTTCTGCTATGGCATTTACAGCTTCTTGAATCAACTTCTTTTTTGCTTCCTCTACCTTTTGCCTTTCTTTTAGTTCTTTTTCTGCATCTGCATTTATTTTATCAGTGGTTTCTTTTGATAGCTGGACCCTTAATTGGGCTATTTTTTTCTCCATTTCCAAGCGTTCGTCTCCAGAAAACAGGTACAAGCTCTTCTCTAGCAGATCAATTTCCTGTTGCAGGGCTTGAACTGCATATTGATATTGCAAATCTGCTTTCTTCTTTTCGTAGGCTTCTTTCTTGATTATTCCTTTAGAATATTGCTGTTCAAGCATAGATAATTCTTTGTTCAAGAAAATCTGCTGATCTGACAATTCTAACTCGTTTTGAGATTGCTGACGGGAGAGTTGTACTTTACCAAATTCCATATAAGCATCTTCTATAAGTTTTAAGTACTTATCCTCTACTGCCAACTTACTAGCTCCTGTCTTTTCTGCTTCTTTCAATTCTGCGGCTTTTTGGAGTTCAAGAATGTCCAGCCGTGCATCAAGCTCTTGCAAACTACCCTTTTTAGCATAGGAAATTCGATTTTGCGCATCAATCATTGCACGTTTGGCCTCGTATTCTTCCCTAAAATCGGACAATTCTTTGTCTCTCATGGCCTCTATTGCGGCAATCTGCTCATTGACACGGACTCCTTTTGTCTTTACATCATCTATTCTCTTTTGATATTGGGCATAACGAGTCGCCATCTCTTTTTTAAAACCTTCATCCATCAGTTTTATACGGGCTTCCTGGATTGTCCGTTCGGCTTCCATTTCGAGTTTCATTCTTCGTTCAGCTTCACGTTTTGCTCGTTCTTCCTCACGTTTTATTCTCTCTTCCTCTAAATATTTACTGATTCCAGATTTAGCAAGTATGTTATTTTCTTCCTTTTGCGCGTCGGACATTGCTTTTACATAAATATCAGCCGCCGTTTTTGCAGCTTTAGCTTGCTCCCTTATTCCATCTGCTGCTTTTTTTGCATTATCTCCTGCTTTTTCAGATGACTCATTAAAGAAAACAAATTGTCCCGTTAATGCAGCCATAGAAGCGGCTGTTGGGTCAAGTATTTTATGAGGATTGAGCTTATCCCACCAATTAGGATTATTTTCCCTCATTTCTGCTTCTGCTTCTAATTCTAACGCTTCTGCATATTTCTCTGCTGCTAATTTTGATGCAGCTGTATATTTCGCTCTTTGCTCAAGCGCCTTCAGAAATGCGTCAGTATTATTAACTAAAAAATTCTCTGCCTCATTCACATTAGTAATAGAAACATCCAATTTTTTAAACTCAGACTCATTGTCAATGATAAATTGCTTCTTCTTATCAAGATTATCTCCCAGACTATTCCATTCATCCTGTAGCTTCTTAATGGAAACAACATTCTGTCCATAGGTGGATGCTGAATTTTTCAACTCATCGAAAAACTTACCACTTGTTGAATTAAGGTCTTCCAATGCATCAGATGCAGCCTTTGAAGCATCCTTGCTTTTAAATAGATTAGCAGCAAAATCAAATATTTTATCTCCATATACAGTCAGCAGCGTAACACCTACAGACAACAATGTTTGCCATGAAACCAAACTCCCAGCGACCTGCCTCCATACCGGCACTGCTTTTTGACCGCTTTTTGTTAATTCGACATTCTCACGTCGTATCCTGGCTATTTCATCAGCTAGAATAGGCAAGTTATTGCTGATCGCAAGCAATCCTGTCTGCATAGATACTGCAAATGCAGGCATTTCTCGACTTAACTGGTTGATTGCATTTCCTAATCCATCCCAATGAGAAGCATAGTTACCTACATTTCGGCCATATACCCCCATTTTAGCATCTTGCTCTTTCAATAGTTTATCCAATTTCTGGATATTCTCAAGCACTTTGGGGTTAACTGCATCTATACCACCAACTTGAGTTCTGGAATAAGCCTTCAATTGACTTAATATGCGAGCTTGCTCTTTGTAAGAAAGATTTGCTGTGTCAAGTTTTAAAATTAGGTTTTCAACCTGATCAGAAGTCAACTGCACATTTTGAGCATGTAATTTATCCGCCTTAGATGCTGCCATTGTTGCTCGTTCTTCAGCCAGTTTAGCCCTACTTAGATCTTCTGAAGTTTTCTTTCTAATCTTTTCTGTAGCAGCAAGTTCTCTTGATACTTTCGACTGCTCTTTTTCCAATTTGGCTTTTTCCTTAGCTATACGTGCCGCCTCTTGATCGGCTTTGATCTGGGCCATTACTTCGTTAACCCCTTCCTGTATTACCTTGTTCTTCTCTTGACGTAATCGATTAATTTCAGTTTCAGCTTTCTGTATCTCTTTTAGGGAAGCCATGTACTGATTATTCTTTTCAATCAACTCGGACATGTTTTTAGGCTCAAAAGACAACCCCTTAGCCATATTTCTTGCCGCAATCAAATACGAATCGTTTGCCTTCCCTATTAAATCATCGAGTTTTTCAAGCTGGCTAAAAGCCTCTTTTCCAACGATTGTCGTTATTTTTGTTTCATTTGCCATATTTTTTAACCTCCTCTATTTCGTTCAACATTAATCTAATAAGGTTTGCATATTCTGAAGCAGTATATGCCTTGTCATCTATCCGCATTTTGAAATGAGCCGATAAAATCATTCGCTCTTTAGTAAAATCTACCTTTCTATTGATTTGACTGGTACTATCAAGCTGCTCTTGAGCCATTTTCAATCTTAACCGAATATAAGCCAATGAGGATTCTATTTTATTTATCAATTTCTCCGCATCCGCAACTGTTTCAATATTCACATTTTTTATGTCAACAATAGTGAGCAAATCGGAGATCTTATCTATTTCACCTAGTTTTATAAAATTTAATATAGCTGATATAATGGATATTTTAGTATAATAATTTATGATCAAAGAACGTTTAGAAACTGCGAATTGTAGATTTTTATTTTCTATAATTTGGTTATATTCATCCATGATTCTACTGAAAATCAAACGCAACTCTTTATCCGAAGACCTTCCGGTTATTACCAACGCCTTCAAGTTCCCATTGTATGCCTCTATGAACTTACAGAGAGGTATCTCATCGCATTTCGTGTATAACTTTGCCATATCAAAATTCAAGTTAAAAAATATTCATGCCTATCTTCACAGACCAGCATGATCTATATGAAGACTTATCAAAAAATGTTTTATACCGTTAGTACTTTTGGCTCCCAGTTTTTACGATACAGCTTTCTTAGATATGATATCAACTGTTCATAGGTTGATATAAATCCTTCCTCTATCAAGCCAGCAATTTTCTTTTCTAATTGCCATAATTCACGCTGTTTGACTTCGTCACCATGTTTATTCCTAAGCATCTTTTCATGGGAATTGAAAATGATCCAGTTCAATGCCTCGCCAATTTTTTGCATCGCTTTAGGCATGAAGTGACTCGGAACGATTTTCATAACTGCGGATGAAAGCTCTTTATAGGCATCTCCTGCGTCATTACGGTATCGGATCATTTCGTCTTGAACGAATTTTAGTACTTTGACCTTGAATGCGGGATTTAGCCACATTGCAAAATCTAAAAACATAAGAGGTGTCATATATGTCCCTCCATTTTTACCCCTTGTTACGGCAACGATGGATTTGGGAAAATCTTTATAATCAGTGCTTTCTAAAAGGTGGGAATTCCCGTCTTTAAATTCAGGCTCTTCCATAAGGGCTTTGACAAAGTCTTTTGTTTCTTTTAATCTAAGATAATCACTTATCTTTTTAGTGTTGTTTCTATTTGAACTATTCCACTGAGATAATAAACTTGTGCAGTCGAATTTTCCATCACAGGTTCTTTGGATAACTTTGAAATCACCCATTGTGCGAGTCATAATCTGATTTGTCTTCATCTCTTTTTCATTTTAAATTAAACAAAAAGAGCCATACCCCGCAGGATATGACTCTTGCCGGGTATGGCTCTTAGGCTCTAAATCTTTTGTTATGCTGTTACAAACATAGCCAAATTGCACGGAATAGCCAAATCAATCTATGAGTTATTTAAACCCCATTACTGCTTTATCGGCTGCGCATGCGCCGGCACATCCTTTAAATCGTACGGTCCCGGTGTCATAGCCTGTATGCAGAGGTACAATACTCCGTCCTGCGTGTAGTACTTGTTAAATTCAAGTGCCATATTTTGCTTATATGGAATAGGATCTTCTATCGTGCCGGAATGTTCTTCTGCGTCTACTATTTTCCACAGGCTTAGGGTAGCTGTGCTAGGCTTCCAGTTATCTTGTGTGAGATGGTCTTTAACACATTCCCAAAGGACATCTTCAACTCGGTATCGTTCACCGGTTTTGACGTTTATTCCGGTTTCCCATTCGGGGTATCGATCTTTGACCTGTAAGGCTTCCGACGGGGAAAGGTCATATGTATTTATCTCTTCTGTAGCC